ATGAAGAAAGTTATTTTAGGCGCTGTTTTATTCACCCTAAGCGGCTCGGTTTTATCTTCTTCTTTGCAGGATCAGCTTGCGGCGGTAGCCCAGGCTGAACAGCAAGGAAAAAATGAAGAAAACAGACAGCGTGATGCTCTGCAAGCCAAACGAGATCAAGAGGCTCAACAGGAAAGACAAAGGCAAGCCAATGCGGCAGCGGTTGCTAAGCAGCGAGCAAAAGCGGCAGAAGCTGAACGGAAAGCACGGCAAGCAAAATTGGCAGCGGAAGCCGCGCAAGATAAAGCGCGCGATCAAAGCTACGAAGATGAGCTTCGTCGTTTAGAAATTCAGAAACAAAAACTGGCGCTGGCCAGGGAAGAGGCCCGGGTAAAAAGAGAAAATGAATTCATCGATCAAGAGCTGAAAAGTAAAGCTGCCCAGACAGATGTTATTCAATCTCATGCTGATGCAAACAGAAATCTATCTGAAGGCGGTCGCGATCTGCTGCAAAGCGAAGGTAAAGCCCGTGAGGAAAAGGCAAGCGGCTGGTTTAACTGATTTCGCTAATCATTTATGTGTATTAGCTCAGATTTGACCTGACATAGCTATGGCACAGACCTAAACCTAATCTGACAGGCAGGTCTGTGCCAATAGCGGACGTTGTTAACTTTGGCCCATATCCATCAATGGACGCAGGTCAATCTATACGCTAATTGTTTTGCGCTTAAGTTCTGAACTATAGTGCCGATAGTAAAATTAAGTACTTTTGCCTTAAGGAAGCAAGGTTTGAAAGATTTTTCAAAATACTCAAAAGCGTTAGGGATGGCTAAGTTCTATGTTTATGCATTTTATGACACTGAAGATGCAGCTAAGAAGCCGTTTTATATAGGCAAAGGCAAGTCAGAACGCTGCCTTGATCATATAAAGTATAATGATGACTCTCCGAAATCAGAACGAATTAATCATCTGTTAAAAACAGGAAATCTGGGTATCGACATACTACGCCATGGCATGGATGAGGCAACCGCGAAGCTTGTTGAAGCAACATGTATTGATCTCTTGGGTGTTGGAGAACTGACCAACAAAGTACGAGGAAGCAGCTCCCTTATGGGGCGAATCACGCTGGATGAGCTCAATCATCTTCTTCTTAAGCAAGAGACGGAAATCGCACCTGAACATGCCGGGCTCGCTTTTTTGCTAAACAGCACCTACAAGTCTGGCATGAGTGCACTTGCATTATATGAAGCTACGCGTGGCGTCTGGGCAAAAGTACCAAAAGATGAAAACCTACAATTTGCATACGCCACCTACGGCGGTTTGGTGATGGAAGTTTACGAGATACAGTGCTGGTTGAAGGCAGGCTCTCAGCAATACTTTACCCGGGAATTGGTCATCCCCCCCGAAACCAACCGTTCAGAATTTGTTGGACGAATCGCATCACCAGAAATCAGAGAATTATACGTAGGCAAGCTAATCAAAAAATCGCGTAGTCATGGTAGCCCTTTCGTAAAAGTCGGGCTGGCGGAATAAACTGACCTGCTTCCCGTTGATTAATACACCTCAATGCTAGTCATGTTGTTGAGGCTACCAATGTCCGCACCTCGCTCGAAGCCGACTGTCAGATTTGATTGTGTGCTGCCAGTGAAACCCACTATTGTGTCAATGCAGTGCTTTGCCGCCAGAAGCTGTGCACTACACAGAAAACTCATCTATGCACATAAATAAAAACCCTCTGCAAAAGCAGAGGGTTAAATTCATTTTTACCTGTTCATGTAAACACAGGAAGGATTATCGGCTTATTCCCACTCAATTATTTACGGATAACATAAGTAATTAACTGACAACAACTTTTAATAAAAAAAAATTTCTCATACCGTTTTATATACCGTCACCGGAAATCAGTGTCCCGATTTCTGATTCTTCAGTGAGTCGTATTGCTGCTCGCAGGATTCTCCTGCAATCCGATACTTTTCAGCCTCAGCTGCTGTTGCGTTGTAAACTCGGTTGCTTTCTTCAAGCATGTCGGCGAGCACACCGATGACCTTGCTGGCTGGCGTGCCAGTGGGGAAAGATCCGGTATAGTGTTCGGCGAGTCGCTTGGTTTTGTCAAGCTCGGAGCGCAGGCTGTCAGCAGCGGAATTAGCATGCTCAGCATCAGCACGCGCCACATCGATACGGGATTGTGCTTCACGTTCAATTTGTGTTTTCTCCTGATCGCGTTGTGCCCTGGCCTTATCATCAGCCTGTTTCTGATCTGCCTTTGCCTGCGCATACCCAGCGTCGTACTGCCGGTCACCGTGGACATTCCAGGTAACCACCGCAGTGACAACAAGAGCAGCAAGCATCAGCACTACAACCAATTGTTTCCAGTACGCTTTGACGAATGCCCAGATCATAACAGCGCCTTACGGGCAGCACCGTAACGCGCGCGCCGGTCGTCGATACCGTTCTGGCCGCCATTAATGATCTGCGTGACGCGAACCAAATAGCCGGTATATTTCATGCAGCCTTTGGTGGCGAAGAACCACGCCGCGCTTCGGGCAGCGTATTCATCCTGCGCCAGCAGTTCAGGCTGCGCTACCAGATCAACCTTCAGACCGTTACCGCAATCCCGGTAGTTGTTCAGACCGGTGATCTGAATAAGCCCGCGCCCACGGTAATTCCATCCGTCGCCAGGACCATTGTTACCCATGCGCTTGCTGTACACCAAATTAGCGATCGCGCGCTGGCGTTCCAGAGGAAGGGATTTCTCATATGTTTTGCGGCCCAGCGCGCTGGCCTGGTCTGGAGTGATACGCCCAGCGCGGATAAACCCAGACAGCCCGTTAACGCTGTAGTTGAAGTTTTCCTGCCACCGGGTAAACCCTCCAGACTCATGCCCGACCTGCGCAATAAACATGGCCTGGTCATCAGGTTTAGTAATGCCAAATTCATTCATGGCTGAGGTGATATGTGGGTACCAGCGCGAAGCCAGTTGCTCTGTAATACCGGCAGCGCGCCGGAACTGGTTAATGTCCATGTTGAGACCTCGATATCTTGAATATCTGCACGACGTTACCGCGCGTCTTCAGAACGGCGGCAAGCATGACAGCATTGATGATGACCTCTGATAAATCAGCGGCCATTGGTGTGTGATACCAGATTGCATATGCGGCGCGGACGGGGATGCTGGCTGATGCCACGATAAGGAAGTAGGCTATCCACCCACCCCACCGGCGGTGTTGCGATCCATTACGCCGGAAGGTTCCGACGCGGATTGCTATCGCAGAACAGATAACCGCATTGGCAATCAGTAAAAGCAGCTCATGAGTTGTCATCGTCTTTTCTCCCCGAGATTAAATCGCGTGGATTGTCTGAACGGTGATAGAGCCAGATACCAATACGTACAGCGACGATTGCCGACACGAACGCGCCAGCAGAGAAGACGATCCCTTTCTCGAATGAATCCTGCGTGATAGTTGGGATCAGGCTGGCTACGCCGATAAGGATTGATGCTGTTGGTTTGTAGAAGAGAAGCCCACAGAGAAAGCTGAGCATCGACAGGAGAACCCGGCGGCGTATTGGATACTCAACGGCTGAGGTAATAAATATTACTGCGCCTGATAAAGCTCCAAGAGCCACCTCTGGAGGGACTCCTGCGATAACCGCAGCCAGAGAACCCATGCTAAGCCACTGATTTAAAGACTCACTGGTTAGCTGAGCTGACATAGTGACCACCGTTTACTGTGCATAACGAACCCCCTTAGTTGGTGAGTTCATCATACACAATAAACCACATATGGAATGATGCAATCTATAAACATGGCGAGAAAATTACCCATATGGTAAAATTGTAGAAATGAAAATGCGCACCATCACAGGACTACGTAATGAAGATAGTAATTAATATTTTATTTTTATTTATTTCTTCTCATGTTATTGTGTATTTCGTTGCAGGGAAAGATGACGTTACATCAAATTTAATAGCTGCCATTGAGATAGTTTTAATAATGGCATTTATATATTCAAAAATAAAATCAGAGCATGAAGAAAAGCAAAGTAATGCAAAATTACAGAAACGTTGCGAATAATTCGGAATAAAAATGCAAGAGATTAATTTTAAAAGCCAATTTATCATATCAAGATCGAGGATAATTTCTCATTTAATCGGTCTTTCTATGGTTTCTATTTTTTTGCCAATGAAAATATACCCAGTGGTATTCGCAATTTCTTTGCTTATGATGTTGTATAGGATATCACTGAAATTTTATGTTTTTTCTTTTTTTGCATCATTGTTACTATTGTTAATTATTTTCACCTCTACGTATACAATTCAGGATGATGACACAGTCACGGCAATCATAAAATCAATATTAGGAATCTCATTCTTAATTATATCAAGTATATTTAGCTATGAAAAAACAAATAGTATTGACATGCTGAAAATAATACACAGATATATTAGTGCTATTATTTTATTTTGTTTTATACAAGTTGTTTTTTTACACATACAGTCCGGAGGGTATGGGTTAACTGCCAGTAACTCATATACAGCTAGCTTTATATTTGACAGCGACTACGCACTTTTTGGCGGAAATGATAAAAACATGTTCGGCGCAAAAGTCGCTTTATTCGGTATATTGCAATACATACTACATAAAACAATTTATAAAAAAGGAGCAGCGATATGGATGCTAATAGTATTAATTACTGGCTTCTTAAGTATGTCACGGACACCGGTGGCATTCCTTATAGCTATACTTGCACTTTATAAAATAACATCAAGCCGTGGCGTTGCTATGAAAATGGTTGCTGCGTTTTTTGTAATAACTGCTTTGGCTATCGCTTCACCTTATATATTTGACTACCTAAGATTGTCTTCTATAAATCAAGGCCAACTTTCTGATGGTATGTCAATAAGGATATTATACTGGATCGCTGTGATTTCAAACACTGATGTTATAGGACTGTTTGGTAATGGATTATTATCAGCGAGAGATTTTCTTCCAAAATACAGCGCATATTATAATGGTGAACCAAATGTCCATAATCTATATTTAAATACTTATTTGGATTTAGGTGCGATTGGCGCTGCATTTTATATAGCAATGATAATTTCTCTTTTCATATATCTTAAAAACCTTAATCCACAACTAGCTTTTGTATTTATTGCATCATCATTTGTGATGTCTTGCACATTATATACCGCGTATGACATAGAAATGTGGTGTTTCCTTTCTTTATCTGTTGTGATCTCGAGATTAATCAGAACGTCAAGATAAAAAATCTGGTGGGTGTAATAGCCCACCAGATACAATGTGAATTACCCACCCCACCCCTTCGACTTAATAAACTGAGCAATAAAATCAGCGTTTACTTTTGCACCTATATACAAGCCATTTGGCTGTAGTGTTTCAGATGGGTGCAGGTTATCTTCTCGCAGAGAGCGAGGGGTTATACCGTTTGCAATATCAGTTACATCTCCTGCATAGGCTGGGTTATATTTGCTTTTAAAGTTCTGCAATAAATCAACGCCGCTAATTTGGCAATAGTTATCTGGAAAATCGGCTTTCAGGTTGTTATTGAGAGCTGCTAAATTTGTAGCTCCAGTAGTTCCCGTTGTCTCCGTATCATAAGGAAACTCAGGGCAAATAACAAAGCGCTGAGTATGCATATTAGCAACCATGGTATGCAACTCTGACACATATCTAGTATAGTCAGTTGAGTTACGACCGCCCCAAACGATATAGATATCATCCCTATGCAGAGAGTGCTTTCGCCCTGCTGGGATAGTATTTGTATTAAATCTTGTATACGGCCGCATAGCAAATGTTGCAGTTGTTGACACACTTACCGCACTACCAGCAGAATCACGCGTGAATACAAGCTGAGTCTCACCAGTTCCCGCGTTTACCAGCGTTGTTGAAAATGTACCGTCGATACCTCCAAAGATACATTTCCCCGTAGCGCCGTTCCAGAATATACCTACTTCCGTAGGCGTAAGAGCTACTGAACCAGACGCAGGTATTGACCCGCCTACAGGCGCATATTGTCGTGTTATTGCCTCTTGCGACATGGCAACTTCAACATCACTAGCCCCGCCCCTGGCGAAGTTGTATATATCGGTACCAAGCAGCCGGTTCAACTCTGTGCTCATAACATCACTGGTACAGAAGCTATGCCCAACCACGGTAACTGAACGGCTAAAGTTATATGGCTCTATTTCAATATCGCCAACCATACGTAGATCTGAATTAGACATAAAATACTCTAGTAAATCATCTTTAGATAATCCATCAGCCAGTCTGTATACACGCAATTGGTCCGCGCTATCACCGATATTTACGTACGGCTGCGCCCGTTGCATTGTAGTATTCAGGTTGTTATAGAATTCCGTTCGTACGTTGTGATGGCGAACACTAGTACCACTAAGCCCCGGTATATACCCGATTGTCAGGCTGCCGCTTGGGGATGAGACAGACTGGGCAGAGATAGACAAACTTAGGCTAAACACATTTCCGTTAGCGGTTAACTTGCCAGAACTGTTACCCAGTGTCACACCTGACCCGCCTATGAGTTGCGGTGTGAATGCGAACTCAGTAGGGATATCGATATTATTAACAGCATATAGTTCTGGATTTGGAATATATGCCTCCCCTATAGGGGACAACACATTATCCCGTACCTGGTTTCCTCTGGCGGTGTCTGTAATATTTAACGTAAAACCGCTGATCTGATCATCAGATTCCAAGGTCTTACACCGGTTACCGTTTACCTGATTACCGGTTGGCGCTGCTTTTTCACCGCCGTCTGCTAACGTCAGGCACACGCAGGCATCAAAATTCCCAGCGAACATAGACCGATAATCATCAGTAAACCAGGAGTTATTGTTATTTATTATGCTATCCCGAACGCCAGCTAACCATATGTTAGCTGCTCGGTTGTTATGCACTATGTTGTCGGTGATTATATTTTCATAAACATCACTATTAGCAAGACGCTGTACAACCCCAAAATCTATACCGCGATTCCAGTTTCCATGTATGTGGTTATTAGTAATCCTGTTCTTGGCGAAAATACCCCCGTTGCCACCAGCATAGATACCGCTCTGACCATTATCCTCAAACTCATTACCATCAATCAGATATCCGGTTGCAACGCCAAGCCATTCACCGCCGCCAACAATACCATCCCAGTAGTTACTGGTATCGTCCCACGGCTTGGCTTCAGAAGACATCCGGTAATGGTTACTCACATAGTTTCCGAGTACCCAACCGTCTTTCCCTTCGAGAGATATGCCGAATTTATTATACTCTACCCGGCACTTACTGATGGTATTTCGCGTACCATAGTCCCGGATGCCAACACCGCTCCCATCTGCATTAGAGGTATGTAACCCTTTAGCGAAGAAACCATTGATAGAGACATTATCTAAAACACAATCATTCCCATTAAGCAGGACGCCATCTTGTCTTATAGTGGAACTACTTGGTTGATTTAAACCACGAATAAAACCACCATTCCAGCAAATATTATCTCCATTAAAAATAACAGCAGCATGCCCGGCTGGAGCGGATGATACAATCCCGCACTGCTCATTCATGGCAAATACACATAGCGGTGATGAAATTGAAAGACTGTCAGAGACCGAAAAACTTTTATTGATGCATAAAACTGCATTTTTTCCCTCGCAGTGGGTAATGGCGCTTTGAAGCGCAGTCGTTGCATCGCTAGTCCCATCGGTTGGTGCATAAAATGGGGCGTCAGTTGGATAAACAACGTTTTGAAGCTTTTCACCAACCATCCCTGGGTTGTAATTATTGCTGTGTGAGAATCCGACTAAACCAGACCCAGATGGTTTAGCAAGTTCGATCAATACATCTGATGCTGAGCCAGATTGCGGGATGATAACAATTGCATTTCCATTACTATCAAAAGCAGGGATTTTGTTAGCCCGATCCAGCGATGATGGTAGAGTGTTTATTTTCTCAGGAACTCTAAGCGTTCTACTAAAAAGATTATCCGCATAGGAATTATTACCTTCACTAAGGTTATCAACATAATTTTTCGTTGCGGCGTCCTGAGGCCGAGACGGGTCGCGAAGATTGCGGATGTAGTTGCCAAGTGCATCATAGTAGTTGGCGACAAATGATGGCTTACGCAGGGCCAGACTTAACCAACTGCGTACCTGCTGAATCAGCATCGTCAGTTTATCAAAAGCATTCTCATGCACTTCTGCGAAGAACTTCCCCTGATTTCGTAGATCTGTTTCCTGAGTAACAGGAAGTTCACGTGAAATTGAAATCTGATAACCATTGGCAAGAGGAGATGATAAGACAACATCCCCGCAAGTGTATCCACCGGCACCAGTCACGGTGTAATCAGTGTCAAGAATCAGTTCTGTGATGTTCTCGTTCAGGTCAACAACCTGCACAACCAGATCAGACTTCTTAAAAATTCGAAAGGTATAGGGGAATGATGTCGTGACCCCGTTCCCTGTGTAGTCATTGTGGTCAACTTCGGTTGAAACCGTCATGTCATTTTCTCCAGATTGCTTTTGCGCCCGGCGCGCATGCACTCTGGATCATTCTATTACCCTAAAAACCTTATATGAATCGTTTAGGTATTAATCAGTTACTTTATTACCTTACAGGTAATTTGCATTTCATGCTGGATAGTCCTGATATCTTCTGATACTGTATGTTTATACAGTAATTGCATGGAGAAGAAGAGATGCAACGGCAGTATCACCATCCGCTGGAAGAAGGACTTGAAGAAAGAATACACACGCCGATAGGGGTTAGATCCATGGTGGAGGACTCGCACCTGATGAAGTTGCTGCGAGAACTCGATAAAGATGGCTTCAATGTTGATGGGCCACTGACTGAACTGGTTGCGCTTGTAAATTACGTTACAAGTTCTCAAATGACCATGCAGGATCTGCAAACGCATCTCGATTACTGTGCCGAACAGCTACGCAAGCAAACCACTTAATGAAAAAGAAAAGGCCGCTATTGCGGCCTTGTGACATGTCACAACAGTGGCAATTTAAACACTATTGCAGCAAGTATGACGAATGTCGAAAAGTAAACGACCTTAGAAGAAGTTTCGCCTAACCATCCTTTCTTAATGGCGAAGATGATCGCCAATACACACGCAGTACCAGCAACCACGACTACGGCAAACCAGAACATAATCAACCCAATATTTGTTAAGATTTCCATCATTGTCCTACCGCCTTTCCTAGATCTGGTGCTCGACGAGGTGTTGTTGAACCAGGCTCCCACCAGCTCGTTGTGTTGAACTCCCGCTGTGCTCGGTCTCTTACCCTATCGTTGTAGCCAGGGTTTGCCATCTCCTGAAGCTGTTGCAGGATAAGGTGATTTGTTATTGCTTTGGCATACCAGAGGTTGGCGAATGGTGTGATCATGCGAGCGGTCTTAAGGGCATCAGCACCAAAAGATGTTTCTTCTCCTTGTAGCGCCTTCTGCGGGTTCGTGATCAGTAACTTGGTTAACTGCTCTGCAAAACTCAGAACCGGTCCGCCGATAGTAGCCGCGATACTCGAACCATATTGCGTATGATCCTGGAATAAAAAGTCACCGTAAATACCGAATGAACCACCTTTCAGCAGAGCCTGCACCCATGTCGTTGGCTTTGTCATATCCAGCGGGTCATTTCCGGTAAGCAGGCTGTTCATCTGGTTAGCGAACATACCAGCCAGTGTCGTGCCTGCGATATAGGACGCCAGAAATTTGATGGCCGGTACAGTATCAAGATCATTAGCCCGGTTAACCAATTGGCGAAAACCGGCGAACGGCGTGGTTTTGAAGAGCATAAAGCTCTTAATCAGTTGTCCGGCATCATCGCGGGCGTAAGTGTCCAGGCCGGTGGCTGTAGTCACGGCGCTGTTCATCTCACCGTGCGTGATACCCAGTAATTTCTGAGCAGCTTCAGCGCGAGCGTTACGCACCATGCGAGTGATGGTCTGATCTGCTTCTGCGTCGAATGCTTCTTTCATCCGCTCCAGACGCTCAGGAGGGATATCACCAAGCGCTGCCAGTGCTTCTTCGCTACCAGAGCGCACCTGTGCAATACGGTCCGCCATGATGCCGATAATCACGTCATCAGGAACAGCGTATATAGCGTCAGGAGTCATTCCCATATGCCCAGCGGTGGTCATTGGCTGGAGATCTGCAGCTGCCATAATGGCCCAGTCTTCGTTGTTCCAACCTTTGTTCGCCAGAATAGTTTTATCGGATCCTTTTACATCATCCAGCGTCTTAAATTTGCGGGTCAATTCGCCAATGTTTTTGTACATCAACAGCCCGAACGCCGCTTTGTTTGCACGGTCCATTGCGATCAGCCCTGACCACTTCAGTGTTTTCTCGGCAAACCAACCGGTGATGCCTCTGGACAGGTCGAATCCTCCCATCTTGGAAACGACAGCAGCGTGAGAATCCACCAGGAGGCCAAGCTCAGCATTAGCGCGTTTGGCGTCACCACTGAACAGATTTTTAATGGTGTTTGCAGAAAGGCGCATGCCGCCACGTGTAAAGCCAAGAGCCTGGGCGTTGGCGCGCATGATGGCCTGATCGCTGGTTGCCGTCAGTACGCTTGTACCTAGCATGGCACTGGTCATCAGGTTACGCAGGCCGCCGACAGCTGATGTAAATACGCTCGAAGTAGCCGCACCGTTAAGCCCAGCCATTGAGTTAAACATGCGCTCTACCATCTTGCGTTCTTCATTCATGTGCCCTACCGACTTTCCTCCTGTAACTGCTCGCTGGTACACCCGGTCCAACACAAGGGAAAAATTTCTCGCAGCGTCAGGACCAAAGGCTTTAACGACTCCAAGGTCACGAGAAGATGATTGCAGGTGTGACAACATCACGCCAGCCACCGGCTGCTGCGTATAGCGCTCCATGTAGGCGAAGTGGGATTGCGCATCCTTGAACGCCATCACCCTGCTTTGCGAGCCGCGGTTCTTTATACCGCCTGTTCCCATGAATGCACCTGGGTCGATTTTGTTGGCCCCGTCGGTGGCCTTCGTTTCAAAGATCGCCTCCAGTGCCTGGCGGTATTCGATGTCATTCATCGGGCTGCCGTCCGGATTAACGTAGTTGCTGCGATCCTGTGTGTTGTAAACGTCATCAACCCATGCCTGGCGAGCAAATTCAATTGGAGGCTGACGACCGGATAACTGAGCCTTAACACGCTCAGCAGCGGGGAGTGAAGCCAGCCATTCATCGCGCCCGGCGTTGCGAATAAAATCAGCGTCGTCCACATACGGCAGATGCCAGTCGTCGCGCAGACCGATATCAAAACCGTTGTCGTTCATCTCCTGGCGTGCACGACTGGTTATGTCATTCCATACCTGTGCAATTTTCTTCGCTTGCGGGTTGCCAGTATCTTCTCCGTAAAGCTCTTTCAGGATCTGGAACTGCGCTGACTTCGCAGCCTGCTGATCGAACAGGCTGCGGAAGCGCTGCTCGCCAAGTGCCTTACTTTGCTCAAAGAATTTGCGGACATCATCACCGGCCTTGAGAAGTTCAGCACTGAGTTGGCGGGACCAGTCCTGATATGCGCCAGTGGCCAGTTCCTCAGCTGAGGTAACAGCAATATCTTTACCGTCAGTTGTGCGCCTCCCGGCGAAGATAAACTGCTGTAAATTGGCGGGAGTTTGCTGTTCTGGCGGGATATTGGCGTCAAGGGTATCTGTAACCCTACTGATGGCGATCGCGTTCTGAGCTACACGCTGGCGCTTCTTATATACATCATGCACTACGCGCTGACGTACCAGATCGGCAGCCTCCATATACGTCTGAGCATCAGGGATGCCAGTCTTGCCTTCCCTGGCATTTTTTTTATGCACCTGACGCACGGCTTCTTTGATGCGGTCCTCAATACCTTTTAGCTCATCAGCCTTTGGCTGGCGGCCAAGTGTCTGCGCAATGGCTTCAACACATACCTGTTTCATTATGGGTTCCTCAGGAAGCACGCGGCGGCAACGGAATATACTTTCGATTCTTTCTGCACGGTCTGGATTTGCTCATCAAATTCAGCCAGTACATCGGAGAGTTTTGTCGGTTGTCCGGTGTCTGGGTGCGAAATAGTTAAATCCGGATTTGTGGCAGCCATATCGCGCGCCGCCATCAGGTCGTAACTGTTTGATGAAATCGCCTGGCCGGTGTCAGGATCAACACTGACCTGCCCGCCAGTTTCGTCTGCTGCCGTGAATGCACTTTCGGCGCGTGGGGCTGGTGCTTCTCCAGCCAGTTCTGACGGCGTTTCATACCTGACACCATTCTCTTCGAAAACCTGCTGCATTGCATGGTACTGCTCGTTTGCTGATTCCAGCATGCCGGGCCGGGCCGGACCATCCAGCCCGCGCGCCATCATACCGACGTTAACGGGCTGGCCGTCATTCAGTTGCCGGTACGCTTCATCCATGGCCGCCACATGGCTGTTAATGCTCTCGTTGCTGGCGTGCAGCACCGGCGACGATTCCAGATCGTAATAGAGCCCCTCATTCAGTGTGTGAGCTGCATCGATGTCGCTTGGTTTGATGGCAGTAATGTCTGGCGCAGCGGCTGATTCTGTGACAGGAGCCTGAGCATCAGATCGCGCCGGTGCACCAGGTGCATCCGTTACTGGGGCAGCTTCGGCCACAGGTGACGGTTCTGATGTTGCGTCAGGAACACTCTGCACTTCTGCCGCCGGGATCGGCGCTTCAGTATCTGCCGGAGGTGGAGCGTCAGCATTTCGCGCAGCAAGGTGATGTGCACCACCAAAGGCAGCGCCCAGTACCGCATCCACCAGCATCGCCTGACCGTCGAATACCCGGTACTGCTTAGCCATCTCGGTGTAGCCTTTTTCTTCTAGTGTTTCACCGACTGAATAACGATTCAGGCCGCCGAATCCAGTATTGATTGCCACGCCTGAAGCGATACGCGTTGTCAGCGTGGTGCCAACAGCAGCAGGAAGGGCCATGCCTGCCGCGTTGAACAGGCTCTGCTGCGTTGCCAGATTACGCGCCGTAGGCTCATCTACCCCTTTGCCTTTGAAGTCCTGATATGACTGCTCATACGTCGAACTGAAAGCGGTAGCAGCGCCGACTGTGGGCCCGCCGAAAATAGTAGCACCGATGGCCGGAACGAACTGTCCAAGACCATAAAGCACCTCGGCTGCTGTGCCCTGGCTACCGGCATCCGGCTTCACGTATCCGCGCGCATCCTGTAACTGTTTGCCGATCGTATCGTATGTTTCATTCAGCGCCTTGTCGGCATCCGGGAACATCACACGAAAGATGTTCACCGTCGGCGCAACATCTGCTGTAAACGCTGGATCACTGATCAGTCGCTTGCTGAACCCTACAGCAGACTGCGCGAGACCGAGCGTACCTTCCGCCACGCCGCGCACTGGTGCAGTGATTGAACCCTGGAAGAAAGTCGGCTCGTAATCTTCTGGTCGTGCCGGGTTGGCTGCTGTTTTATCGTCTGTCCACGCCTGGCCTTCCGGTGCCAGTGAAAATACATCAGCCATTATTCAACCCTCACGACAATAGCTTCATTGGTTTTCGGATCCGTAGCCCAGCGACCGCTGCCACTTACCAGCCGATACTGATTGTTGCCGATATTGACTGGGGTGAAATTGGATACGGCATTGACGTTAAGGCCAGCATCTTTCAGCGCCTGCTGCGCAGATGCGGTGTAACGGTCCTTAAATGTCGATTTATCCATGCCAAATGGCATTACCACATCACCGCCATTAAATCCCTTGTACACGCCGCCTGTGGCGTATTGCGCCGCCTTTTCCACTACGTCGGAGTTGGCTGCATCAGTTTTTGTCATGGAAGCGTCTCCGGACTGATAAGCGATTCCGGCGTAAGCAGCTTTGAACAGGTTGTAGCTTAGCTGGCGCGCCTGGGGGTTGTTGGCGAACGAGTTGCCTACCTGATCGTCGAATGCTCGCTTCAGCTTATCCTCGCTCGGAAGTTGGACTGGAGTTATTCCCGCATCTTTCATCGCTTTAGTTGGGTTGAGTAACTGATCACCGGACAGGATTACCTTCGATACGTCGTATTTATTCATAGTTGGCTTGTAGCCGATGAACTGGCTGTAGGCGATAGACGGTTTGGTATTGTCGTACTGGTTATCCGGCGTGCCAAGCAGCAGCGCAGAATATGCCGTTGCCGCATTGTTCGGTGCAATCGCAGATGCAACCTGTCGCATCGCCGGAGCAGGAAGAGTTTTCCCCATGCTCTGCAACAGGCTGATGGTCTGGTTTACGTCTTTGGTACCTCGTACCTGTTCAGACAGCGCAGCCGCCTCCTCACTGGACAGGATAGGAGCGTTGATGCCCAGCGCGCGTAGGCTTTCTTGTGACGAAAACCGGTTAGCAACCTCAGAGGTGATGTCATTCGGGTTGTTGCTGGCAATAGGCTTATACGCCCCAATTTCTACCGCGGCATTAAACGGGTTGTTCTGGCGCTGCGTGATAACCTTCGTGGCAGCAGCTGTTACCTGAGCAAATAGCTGAGCACGCGAAGCATAACCTTCACCAGTTTCTTCAGTACCAGGACGCAACTGTTCTACGTATGCAGTAATGCTGCTGGTTGGCATGTTGCGGAATGAACCGATGTACTGCCCGGCGATCTGCGTGTTGCGAAACTCGGTATAACGGAGGTTACCTTCACGCACGCCGTAGGCAGCGAGGAAGTCTGTCTGTGTTGGGGCGTTCGGGAAATCAACGCCGCGCATGTACGCCGCACTGGCATCGCGCACACGGCTGTCGATATTGGTGCGATACTCCGCCTGCTGCTGTTTGCGGATCTGGTCAGCTTGGCGAAGGAATGTCGCCTGGGCCTCAGGAGATGCAGCGTCAAATGCCGCGTTTCCCGTGTAGCGTTTGGTGCTGGTAGGTAACTGAGAAAGACCGATAGCCGCGCTAACACCAGTGGCAAGCTGCTGATCGCTGTACGGCTGGCTGCCGTTCTCATGTTGGATAATGGAGGCACACAAAGCCTTAAGCGTATCAGGGTTTGATGCGTCAAGCGGCTGGTCAGGTGTTACGCCAAGTTGAGCACATACTGCCTGAATATAGGCGTCAGTGTTGTTATTGTCAGACGGCGGTGCCCAGCGGTTGATGATGTCGTTAACCGTATCGATACCCTGCCGCTGGTACGAAAGTAGATTGCGGCCCAGCGCACGAATGCCGTGCTCTGGCGTTTCGAATTTAGCAAAGCGACCATCATCACCGGTCTGGCCTACCCACGGATTGGTTTTGCTGTACTCAAGGTTGCCGGGGTTATTATTACGAATGCCACGGGCGCTATCACCTGAACCACCTTCTGATACCGCACGGCGGGAACCGGTAACAGTATCGCTCAACTCGCCATTGCTCTGGATAAACTCAATGGAGTTATTGGCCGACCACTGAGAAAGGGAAGCATCCGCAACCTTCTCCTTAAACTCGATCTTCTTGGCCTGAATCTGTTCATGACTCCAGCCATGAGCAGCGCCGTAATCTTCGATTTGCTGGAAGGTCTGCTGGTTGTAGAGAACATAGTTGGCATTGTCGCCGTAGGCATATGCGGCTAATTTACCGTTGTTCGCCAGCGTTGCCTGGAACTGGCCTTCTTCATAGGCATTGAGCTGACTTATCTCATGTCGACCAGCCTGGGTGGTGAACTGAATGCGCTGCTGCTGCGCCTGCTGCATAAAACCAGCCCGGGCACCTTCCGGAAGTGTCATCGCAATCTGTTCTGCCTGAGCATCGAACTGCTGAGTGTAAGCCTGTCCCTTACCAAGGGCGTTCTTACCCTGCATGTTAAGCAGGCCGGTATCAGGGTTAGTCAGTAGATCACTGGAAATCTGGCTGAGTTGTAATGAGGCATCCTGAGCCTGAGCAACGTCGGCACGCTGCTTTGCCTGTGCAAAAACATCAAGTGCTTTACCACCAACCTGTGTAAGCGCATCACCGATGTTTGGCTGATCAAAAGCCTGAAACCCAGGAGACTGAAACCCTCTGCTTTCTACCTGGCGTCCGTTAACTGTAGGTACAACTGGCATTTTGTTATCTCCTTATCGACCGGTTGGCGTGCCGATAGCAGCGCTGATTGGAGCCGCTTTACTCTGGGTGAATGGTGACCACGTTCCACCACCCATCTGGTAAGCGCCATATGCCTGAAGTGGAGCAGTCAGCAGTGTAGTAAATGCGCCCATATTCCCCTGCTTACGCGAAGCACTGGCCTGGGCTTTATAATTGGCGGCCTGGACTTCATAGCCATAGGCTTCACGCTGAGCGTTATTAACCGTAGTCAGCGCATCAAGTGCGCCAAACTGTGCTGTATCTCCGAAGATATCCAGTGCTCCACCAGTGGAAAGATCTGCACCTGTAGCCCCCATAGTTGCCGCCTGAGTTCCGGCGGCCTGCCGATTGCGACGGCGAACCTCATCAGCCTGAGCGTTGCCACGGTTGATAGAATCCTGTGCCTGTGCCGTGGCCACCTCTGCATTTTGCTCGGCAACAGCAGACGAATACTTACCTTGCTGGTACTGGTTGTATGCTGAAACGCCACTTAAAGCGACACTGGCGCCAGCGAGAGCGATAGCCGGGCTGCACATTAGTTTTTCTCCATGTGGAAGCGGTGGAACGGAAGGCCATGAATGCCGAATGGCTGAGGTTCTTCAATTGTGAATCCTAGCCAGTGCAGCCAGATACGCGCGGTGTGGTTGCGGGCATCAACATAATTTTCAAGATACGGGTAAACAGTCAGCATTGCATTGACCACTTTGCGACAGCGCCGCAGAAATGTGCGCTGGTATTTCTCCAGTGCATCAGTACCAACAAGCCATGGGATTCCGCTTCCGCCGATCATCGATGCCGGGGCCACACCGAAGATGGTCACCACCTCGCCATTAATCATCCCGGAACAGGCGAAGGTTGACGTGCGCAGACCAGTTTCAAGCACGCGACGCGGTTCCCATCCGTTTGTTGCCAGAAATTCATCAACGTCTGCCTTGCGAACATTCGGTAGTATGGCTTCGATATGTTCTGTGGTGGCAGGCACGATCTGAGCATTAATCATCAGAATCCTCCTGTGGTCAGTCGCGGTATCACCGCCAGCACAGAAAGCGGCAGCGGGTCAGTCTGACGAACCTTAACGCGTCCGTTTTTATCCCAGTTGCTGTCGAGTCTCACTTCAACCTTGCCAGTAGCGTCATCAACAGGATCGTCGTAGAACTCAAATTCGCGCTGCGGATATTCATACCAGGTTCCACCAAGAGTAGTGGCCCATATTCCACGGCTGGCATTAACAACCATCGTTACAGTAGGAATGACCTGCTTTTTATCCAGCAGCGTTTCCTGGCCGTTGATATTGATGTCCAGTGTTTCGAATTCAGCGGTGATAGGAAGACCGATGTGCACAACTGCGCCTGGTGATTCCAGCGTGACGGCACCGCCAGTTACGGTTTTCTGTGGCTCAACGCTGGCGTCTGACAGGATGTTTACCGTCTGCCCTTCGAGGTGCGACAGGCCACCGAACGTCTGGCGCGCCATCTGCCAGTTAGTTGTGGGCACGTTGCGGAGAACCACCGGAACGTTACGGTTAAAGCGAACGACCACCGCAGTGTTGCTGGTTACCGAGATGATATCGCCACGCAATTCCATGGATACAGGCTCGTTGGTGTCTGGATCCGTGCCGGTATATGGGAACTGGATCTGTGCGCCAACATCCGTACCGACGAAGTAAGCCCCACCACTTACAGTAACCGGATAGTCGACCTTATAACTCCAGTCACCGCTGCCACCGCTGATGGCCATTGTGCGTGATGATGTGTTGCGTCCGTCGTAGCTCAGGCCGCAGTCGACAAAGAACGCATCTTCATCATTGGTAAACAGGCGGCTGGAAAGACGCTCGATGTAACGAACGGTCTGCCCATTGATGGTACGGTTAACCACGAAGTAAACAGCATCCTCGCTTCCTTCACTGATAGAGCAGGTACTTTCGTACTTACCGGCGCTGGATTGTGGCGCCCATGCGAAAACCTGCTGGTCGCGCAGATAGGTCAACACCAGCAATTTACCGTCATCACGAATGCAGAACGCGCTGCTGTACGGCACGATGCAGAATGACCAGTCAACAATGCTGTGTTTCTGGAACAGGTGGTTTGCCAGTATGGTCAGGTCGGTGCCCTGATATCCGTCGACATCGAAGGAGTAGGCCAGATCACGCACCACACTACCCTTTTCCTGAATAAACAACGCGATGTTCGCCACGGCGATAGGCGGCACGTTACTGGACCCGTTATTCCCTTGAGAGCTGAACGAGAACGCCGACGGCGTGAGGACCTTATTCTGGTCCCCGGATATCGTATATTCCCCGCCAGATGTCAGAGCGACCAGGTTACCAACATCAATAAGGTGACGGATCTCATTCACCTGCCGCCCGGCGTAGGTGTAGATAATCCGATCATCATCCTGAATCGGGTTGTTCTTTCCAAAATCTTTATAATCGCCAGTACGGCTCGCCCAGATGGTTTGCGGGTACGCGGTAGACGCGGCAAAGTACAGGCGCTGCTGGTAGTAAACAACGGTGCTCGGGTAGCCGTTAACGCTGTTCCATGCATATTTTGCCCACTTATAACTTGCGTTAGTGGATCCAACAACCTGAGACGGAATGTATGAAACAACATCGGCAGTTGCGGTCAGAGCATCGCCAGCCACTGCTGTGATTCTGGCAATGCCGAAACCGCTGTGCAGATACTCCCACTGGATCCCGGTATCATCATCTCCCTTTCCGCCCCAGCCATCCCACGACATTCCCTCAGTATGTGAAGGTCGAAGTGTTCCTGTCTTGCCAGCAGTATTGGCGCGGTAGTAGTTGCTGTCTGCACGGCGAACGTCGTTGATTACTGTGGTCTTGCTGGTCTCCCAGACAGGAACGGAATCAACCGCAGGCTGCTCGAGATAAAACAGTTTTCCGACCTGCTCAGCACCAAAGATGGCAGAGCTTGCTGTCAACGTAATGTTTCCGGTGCTGGAGCTGGCGTATACCTTCACTGTCTCGTCAACGTTGATATCTTCGAACGGTCCGTTTTTGGTGGTGACGTCGACGATCTGCCAGTTGTCGTGCGCGTAGCGTCGTAGCTCTTTTGGCGGGTATGCTGGGTGAACAAGCGTAAGCACGTCGGCGCTCTGCGTGAATTTGATGCGGAACAGGTCAGCCTCAGCATACGGCATCGCCAGTTCGTAGATCACATTGCTGCTGTTCAGCACATACGCACCGTCTTTGATAACGCGCATGTAGCCGTCACCGAACTCCAGCGCATAGGTCTGTACAGTCGAGAACTGGAACGGGATTAACCTGCACTTGCGATCAGGATATTTAGCTGGGCCAACGAAGCGCGTACCGGGTCTGTTTTCTACGCCGCCATACTGACGAACTATGAAGTTATCGCACTTACGTAGAGCCACCTGATATTTCGACATATCAATGCGACCGTACAGTGAAGGGCCTATTTCACCACCGGCAAAGCTCGGTTGAATCCAGCTAAAAGCCATTATGACAACCTCGCTGCTGTGAACTCATCTACCGGTGGTTGTGGCTCCTGTGATTCGTTCTGGCTATGTGAGCCAGCACTCAGGATCACGCGGTTGTACATCGTCAGCGCGTTGTTACCGAGATCCGCGCTACCGGTCAGCGCCATATTGATGGCAGCAGCCAGTCGCCAGGAAAGCGCCTCCATAAAAATGGCGTCATACATATTGATGTCAGTAACCCGCGCTACGTATTTCAACCACGCTTTCGGCTGATCGGTATAAATGAGCTTACCTGTCAGTTTCTCATTGGAACCGACAACATACTCAATGCGCTGCGCAGCGGTAGGATTGCGTATTCCGTTCGGCATGATCTCAGTTATGCGAACACAATCAGATGGGTACTGGTAAGCGTATTGCCAGTCAGGAGGCGGATTATTGGTATCAGCCAGCGCCACGCGCTTGGTAGCAAAGTTCCAGTCAAAGTCAGACAGAGCAGCATCGCGGCAAGCGTCGAAGTGCAGGGAGCACTGCCCGGCCTCTTTACTGGCTTCATTCAGACTGTTTATGCTGCGGCTGTTGCCGATGTTGCTCAGCGCGCGGTTGCAGATCTCGATAACGGAGGCCATTAATCATCCTCCCCACCGTAAAGAGTTTGCGCTGCTGACTTCGGTTGCTCACCGGATACTGGACTGAGTGCCATATCAGTGATCTGCAGACTGGCATTATGCTGCATTCCATCTTCAGTTTCGCGGGTGAACGTCGAGCGAATAGTTGCCTTTGCGGTGATCATTACTTCAGTGCCAGCTGATTGAGGCGTTGCCTTGAGCTTGGCGAGCGTCTCGTTATTCAACTCAATGCAAAGGCCCCATGGATAATCATCACGAGTCTGGGTTTTACCATCCTCATCCTGATAGGTGTCGGTGCCTGTTTTGAGGTTTACCAGATCCATAACGGACTCCTGCAATAAAGGGGCCTAAGCCCCTTGTTTGTTTAGCGAGGCTCAGACGCCCAGTTCGGCACGCTTATCTGCGATCTTCTCGCGGAGCGTTTCGGCTTTAGCGTTGTGATGCGGTTTCTCGTTGAAGAGAAACTCATACTCTTCGCGGAGTTTATCCAGACCATCATCAGCGCTATCCATATCGTTCAGTGGCTCCAGCCCAGCCACGACAACAGATGGCTCACCTTTATGCTTTGCCTTAGCCTTTGCAGCACGTGCAGCATCGTTCAGTGGATCCAGCGCCGTCCCCGGCTCACCGTCATACTCAACTTCAGAGCCTTCAGGCCATAGGTTGTTATGAATGTGGGATAAACGCAGGACACGGTATCTTGCTTTTTCACCTGACATCGCTATCCCCTTAGCCAGTCACTTTTGAACGAGTCGGGTAGTACGGGCTGTTGTTATCAACATCCAGGTTAATTCCCGAAGTAAACGCGCCAGCCCTCAGCGGGCCAGTACCTACCGTGTAGTTCACACGCAGATAGCGCTGAACACCAGCAGGAACCTTCGCCGAGAACAGACGCTTGCCAGCAGTCAGCGCAGCCAGAGCCAAAGCCCCGCTGTCATAGATAGTTGTCCAGGTGGAGTTGTCCGGGCTGGTCTGTAGCTGAACGTTCAGAGTCGCGGCACCATCAGCAGTTGCTGTGGTGTCAACGATTGCCAAGAACTCCAACGGATAACCCACACCGATATCGCGGCGGGTGCCGTCAATAGGGCCAAGGTCAATCACGTCCGTAGAAGCAGCAGAAGCTGTAATCGCCTGCTTCTCGGAGAACATCAACAGTTTGTCGAGGATCATTTTCTTTCTCCATTCATGGGCCGGTTAAGGCCCATTAGTTAATGACAGGCGTTAAACAACGCGCGCTTCTGTTTCCAGAATTGCGTCAGTTTCACGGATCGGAACTCCACGGAGTGCAGTCCACCATTCGCCTTCAGTCTCTTTAACACTGATTGCAAGCGATGACTTTTCAAGAGATTGAAGATCAAGGGCTTCGTTAACGCTTCGGTTCATGTAGAAGACCGGCTTGCCCATGCCACGATTTGGGATACGATGCAGAGCACGAATCATCAATTTTGCGATGTTCGCTGCCGTAGCAGGATCTGACAGATTGCTCACATCGATATTTGCGACGCGAACAACGTAACGCCAGTCACGAAGAGTCAGGCCGTTATCCCACTTATAGTGGGTACGGTAGCCTTGGTATTTTCCGCCATCAGGATCAGTCAGGGTTTGCTCGCCGAGGTCCTGATGCTGAAGTCCTGCTTTTTGGCCTTTAGGGAACGTGCCATGAACAGTGTTCTCACCCCAGACCACCAGCCAGATAGAGGTATTGTCTGTTCCAGTACCACCACCATCGATGATGTTCTGCGCGTTTCCAGCAGACAGGCTTGAGTAACGGGATGACAGGCCCATGAACTGCTGAGGGTTAACACTGGTATCGCCATAGAACAATGTCTGAGCCATCTGCTGGTTCATCGCTTCGATGAATGCGCGGTCTTCAGACAGGCGGAACTCAGCAGTGTTACCGTTCAAATCAGCCAGAGATTTATCAACTTCAGAGTAGGTTTCCAGCATCCCACAGGAGTCTGTTACCTGCACAGTAGTCGACTTGCTTTGCTTCACACCGTAGTTGAGCAGACGCCACGTAGCTGAAGGTAAGCCTGTGCGTACAGTTGTACGATGCCCAGTCGGAAGGTTTCCTTCAACAAAAGGCATATCCTGAAGGATCGGGTTTGTCTGGGAAAGCAGTTCGATAATTTTATCGACTTTCCCGTTTGGATCGATGCGCTTACCCCAGTCTGCCAGCGTCAGCGCAGTTAAGCCTTTAACAGCCATGGTTATTTCCTCTCTTATTTTCCATAGAGCACTTCGGCCGCACTACGCTGGCCATTATTCCCACCAGTGACCATGCCGTCTTCAGACATGGCCTTACCGATTTTCACGAACGTTTTCACTAGATCAGGGTGATTACCCAGACCGGTGGTGTTCAGATATTCTTTCAGTTCAGGCGTGCCGAACTGGTCAAGCGCGCGCTGAGCGGCGCTGAGGTTAGATGTCAGCTTGTCGCCGCCGATCTCTTTGTCGGCTTTGACATCCGCCGCCCACTGCTCAGTAGTCTGCTGCCAGGCTTCGGCCTGGCGCTGCTGCACGCCAGCCAGGATCTTCGGATAGACATCAACCAGCTTCTGCGCCTGCTCGTTTGTCAGGTTCATCTCACGAGCTACCGGCTCGAATTCTTTCAGTGCTTCGGTATCCAGTTCGACGCCTTCAGCGGCCTGAAACTCGTATTTCTCCGGCGCGCCTTCGGGCTTATCGCCTTCCTGCTTTTTGTCATCAGCAGGCTTTTCTTCTGCTAGATTGTCGCCTTCAGCGCCAGGCTGTGGCTTATCGCCTTCTGGATTTGCCGGGTCGCCTGCGGGTACCGGAGCATCAGCAGCAGGTGCGGATGGCTCAGACGGTGCCGGTGCAGCGCCACCATCAGCAGGTTGCTCATTGCAAAGACGGCAATGCAGCAAACGTTCAAATAAATTCATGGTTACTCCTGTTCACTGGCCTCTGCGGCCATCTTCAGATACTGATCGGGGCAGTGCGTCATGACGCGCTGAAACAGAACCAGAGCCAGGTTGCGCTGCCCTTCGTTGAATGCGGTGATGTTCGGGTCTACGTTGAAGCAGGTACCGAACACCTGACCTTTCTCCAGCAGAGACCACACGACGCGGCGGCCCTGTTCGCTATCCATGACGAACTTGATGTCGTCCTTCTCGCGCTGCTCCAGATCGTGCTTCTTGCGCTCGTTCTGAATGCGCAACTCTTCTTCATCGAAGTCCGTCATTGCTGTGCTGCTCCAACTGCATTAGTGATTGCTGTCAGCGCGCTGGGGTCAGTGGTCTGCGTCTCGCTGAGCGTCTTGGCTCCCTGCGTAACTGCTTGGCCCATTGCCAGCGCCTGGGCTGCCTGCTGCTGTTTGGCGCGATCTTCGCGAATGCCCTGAACCTGCTCCTGCGGAACGATGACAGTTGGCGATACGCCGGACATTTCGGAGAACGCGTCGATAGCCTGATCAACGTCGAGCTTGTCGAGCGCTTCAGGTTTGAACTGTGCGAGCTGGCCAATGAAGCCAACTGTCTGCGAAAGGCTGGTGAGTCCGATAGATTTCTGAGCCTGCGCCATAACGGAGATGTACTCGATGCGCAGCGGCATTCCCTGCATCACGTCAGGCGGAGGCGGAAGCATGTTTTTGCGCGCCATGATGGAGAAAACGCGGTCAATAAGCGGGTTGAGTGCTTCGTCGTTCAGGCGTTCCAGCACCGGGCCAAGCATCAGCAGTTTCTCCTCCTTCATCTCGATCACCGCTTCCACCGGCATAGAGCGGGTGTTGATGTTCTGCAGCATCATGAAGAGATCTACGAAGTAGGCGCTGTTGATTGTCTGGCGGGTGTCCTGAATGTCAGCAAGCAGGTCGGCGGTATTCGGGTTGACCAGGTAAGCAGGCTTGAAGCCGTCCTGTCCGCTCAGCACGTCGAGATACGTCACGTCACCAGGCAGCAGGGAAACGCGCTGATTCTTCATCGACGTCGGCGCGACCATCGGCGGGTTAGTGGCTTTATCGATGAGCTGAGCTTTACGCTTCTGCTCAACCTGAAGCGCTTTAACCTGACCGAGTGCCAGCATGCCAGGGCAGGAAGATGCGTAAACGTCCTCGCCATTAACTTCCCAGCGCGGAGCCAGGATCGGGAATTCATCGAAGCCAGATTCACGCAGCAGCTTTTCGGAGTCGCCGCCAGTCTCAAAGTACACGGAGCGGAACGGCTTGTTCTTGCTGTCCATCTTCCCGGTGTCGCGGTTAACGTTTGGCGTAATGCAGTGGTTAACCTCGATCCACGTTTCATACGTGCCGTTCTCAAACATACTTTTAACGGACGTGCTGACGTTATCCAGACCGAATTCCTGCACCAATTGACGAACAGTCATGGAGAACTGACGGAAGGAAGTGTCGACGCTGCCGCGCGGGCTGTTAGCCAGGTAGTAGCTGCCAATCGGGAAAGGCATTGTGCGGATCACGTCCTGGTCATCTTCGAGCACAGCCATTGCAGCAGTACCGAAAGTACCCAGGCTGGCGTACATGACAGGCAGTGACTGATACAGGTTTGACTTGTTGAACACTTCGTTCATGCGGCGCTGCACGACTTCCAGCCAGACTTTAACCGGACCATAATCCATCATGTCAGGGTCAGGTGTTGCCAGTTTGAACCATGGACGTGCCGGGCTGGTGATGCCGGACATCATGCCGCTGGATAGAATGCGCTGAGCCATTGAACCGGTAGGATCAACAATTTTGGTATTACGACGATCATCACGGTTTACATCAGACGTCAGAAAGCGGGAACCGCGCGGGTTGATAAAATCGCTCAGGTCACGCCAGTGTGACTCGAACGATGTGCGCTCACTCTTCAGCTGTGCGAGCTGCTTCAGCAGACGCTCTTTTTCGGTTTCCGCCATCTCTGCCTACTCCGTTACTGACCGAGCAGCGTTTTACCGCTGGTGTTTGCGGTTGAGGTGTCGCCCTGCGCACCAGTCAGCAGAGTGGAACTGCGGCCAGCGGCTGCACGGCGGCGGCGCTCTTCGTCATCACGAGAACTGACAACTGCTGCATCCTGCTCCTGTGGCGCGGCCTGTACTTCTGGTGCTGCTGGCACTGATGGCTTGCTGCCGATACACATAGCAATAGCTCCGTACGCAATTAAATTATTACCAATTTAACCACATATGATTTATTTAGCGTAGACTATTGACACCTTTAACATCAGATATTACCTTTTAGGTAATTAATGTTGATGTGACGCAGTGGTTGTACGGCATATGGCACATGTGCCGCAGCGGTCCGGATGGGTTCCCTTGATGCTACTTCCCCAGCCGGGTAGCCGGAATGTGCAAGCCAGTGTTAGGTAAGCACGGACATGACGACTCACCATCGTGGCGATACGGTGTGACACCTCGGAAGAGACGAGGATGCAACAGGTAAGAGCATTTCAGGCACCACCTTATGCATTCCATTTGAATGAGTGCACATGGCAGGAATGCTCTTTCCGTTGTGGTGAATGCGCAGGCTGATGCGCGATCGATGTATAAACAGCGCCCATGGCAAGCCGTAACCAATCGGCGCCTCAAGACAGTGTCACTGGTGGTGCGGGCGCTCCAACCAGTAAGCCGGATTCTCAGCCCGGCCACCACAACCCAATCACGCCTTAGGATCGTGATGAAACGCCCATAAGAACGATGCTGTGTAGCTATTGGCGGTGGCAGTTTCCCTTGATGCTGACCACCGTCACTTTTACACCAGAACGCCATTGCGATGACGTTGCGCTGTAAACCAGTAACTGCCATGGAAGGCACCCTTGCTTCCAGTTCGCCCACTTCGGTGGGCATTTTTTTAAGGTGAGATTATGAGCAAAGACCTATTCGACATGAAGCGCCTTCCGGTTGGCCGGGTTGCTGCGAGAGTTGTTGGTAAGGGCGTGGATTGGACACCAAACAAAGTTATCCAGACAGGTGACAGCGATCTTCCGTTGCCAGTGTTTCCTGCATATAACATTAAGAACCCGCAACAACGGCGATAAGTGCAAGAAATGATCGGAAGAAAGCGCGGGAGATTGACAATAATTGGCCTCGCTGTCACGCAAGGAGCAAAAAATAAAGGTGCTCGCTATGTTGCTCGTTGTGTTTGCGGGATTTATACGTATCGCCGAGCAAAAAATTTCAAGAATAATTTCGATGAGTTTGATGGCTGCGAACGATGCAGGGAGTTACTGTTTTTGAAACGAGATGAGGTCCATCGTAGAACTGGAAAATGGGTAGAATGGAAATAGTTGATATAACGCCGTGACATGTCACAACTAGCCCGCCGATGCGCGGCTTTTTTGTATGGCATAATCACTTATTCGATTATCACAGCGAGTTGACCATGAAAATTAAACAAAAAATTGTTAATACCTTTGTGAACTCAACGCATGAGTGGAACATGGCCATGCACAATGCAATCGAGAGAAAAGTGCATGAAGGCTTCAAAGATACTTTCCCAAATGGATTAAAAGACCCTGCTGAGACCGGTGAAAGAATAGAGTCAATGCGTGCATTCTATTATCAGCGCATGATGAATACCGCATCACTTTTGCTAACTGGTGCGTCACTAATCATTGCATTAGTTGCCTTGGTTGTAGCTCTGATATCAATTCACTATGCATAGGGGTCGTATTCCGTCAACGCCTTACCCTGCTGACTTTGCTGTCCTGGTATATTTATGCGCTTCGACACCGGGAAAGCAAACGTCAGCAGCAGCGCATCGCCTTTACCAGGAGATCGCCCTAACCGTTCTTTGATGTCTTCCTTCGGCTCAATAACTATCTTGCCGTCTACCCTGACTTTGTACTCTGCAGCTGACAGGTCGTCAGCCGTTTCCTGGTCATCCAGTGCACCGCCGATTTTCAGCCACGTTTTGCAGCTATTGAACATCTCGCCGCGCTTGTTGAGCATCTGCGAATCGGTGGAGCCGCCACCGAAAGGTATCAGTTGCCAGGAACGGCCCCAGCCATCACCGATGGACTTCAGCCCGGTACCATAACCGAAGTCGATAAATACTGCGTCAGCCTGGTACTGATCTTCAAAGTCGGCTATACGCTTTGCCATAATCAGATCGTCGGTAGTCTTATTTCCGATCCAGAGCACCTTGCTGTGCAGCCCTTGCCGCAGGTATATCACCGCGTCATCCACGCCGGAATAAGCCGGGTCGACACCGATAATAACCGGGGCATGCGCCACCTGCCCGGCGGTAACCACGCGCTTCATTGCGGCATCAGTCAGGCCAGTCGGGATAAACTGCAGCTCAGACGCATCAGGGAAGATCCCGCGCACACGGACTTTCACGAAGTCGCTGTCTTCGCCGTAGTCGTCCACCCATTTCTGGAGTTGCTGTTTGTTCGTGCCTTCCACGGTGCGGCTGTCAATCTGCGCGCACTTCCAGCGGTGTTTATATTTGCGGAAACATTCACGGAAACGCCCGGTGTTACGTGTCGGGTTCCCGAACGCCACCCAGATGATTTCCGTGTCTTCGTCCGTCAGCGCGCCCTCGGCAACCTCCCACACCAGATCGGCAATGTTGGAGGCTTCGTCGAATACCACGATGATACGCTTGCGCTCGTTGTGCAGACCGGCGAACGCCTCGGTATTATGCTCAGACCACGGGATTGCGTCAGCGCGCCAGCGTTTGTCATGACCTGGATCGTTGCTGTACATAGCGGTAGCGGTGCAGGTGAACCACTCCTTAGTGATAGCTAGGTTCGACCATTTGATGATTTCCGGCCATGTCTTGGTGCGCAGCTGGTTGTCTGTGTTGGCGGTAACCACCACCTTGCAGTCTTCACAGGTGGACATGCCCCAGTTAATCAGCATCGAGATGAAAGCGGATTTACCGATACCGTGACCTGATGCGCGGGCCAGCATCAGAGGATGGTGACGTGTTGCCGGATTCTGGAGGTGGTCGCGTATCTCGCGGAATGCGTCGGCCTGCCATTTGCGCGGGCCGGTGGCATGAGCCAACTCTGTACCATCCTCGCCCCACGGGAATGCATACATCGAATAGCCAAGCGGGTCATACGTGAACGATGCAATATCCTCTACGAGTTGCTCTTCCGGCGACATGGCTGAGGCAGTCATTCTTCACCACCAGCCTGCTCTTTAACGCGACGGCGGGCCTTCGCCATGCGGTCGGCAATGGTGACGGTGCCGGATACCTCAAGGCGCTCTTTGAACGCGTTGACGTCTACGTGCTTACCGATAAGCTCGAGGTTCTTCACCTTGTCAGGCCATTTGATTTTTTTGAGGATGCCAACCAATTCTTTCTCGTCACCACGACCTTCGAACATGTCGGCAAGCTCTAACCCTGTCAGGTACTGACGCCAGACCTTAGGCCATTCAGAAACCGGTTTGATGCTCATATCATCGTTGAGAATGTCGATCACATCCATCTGGTCGATTTCCACCAGGCGAAGAAGGACATAATCGGCGCTGACGCGCAGGCGCTTGTTACGCTCTTCCATCAACTCGGCAATGCGTTTCTGGATGCGTTCATCACGCATCATGACGCTGGCTTTTACTGCTGCCGTATTTGGTGAGAATCCGGCATTAATCGCCGCCTGAGTCTGGTTCTCCGGCGTCTTAATGTATGACTGGCAGTAAGCCTCCTGCATCGCCGTCAGGGGCTTATATTGCGTTGATTTGCGTTTTGGTGCTTTTGGTTCTGCGGGCATTGTTACCACCGAAGTAATAATTACCGTTTTGGTAATTGTAACACGCAAAACAAAGCCACCATAGTCGGCGGCCATTGCAATTTATTGTCGCTATCGTGACATGTCACACTGATAATTTAGTCTCATGCCAGCCACGCGTCACCCAGCATGCCGAATCACCATCGCACGGACATGACTCAACAGGCAGCGAATCGCCGCACTTACCGCATCGGTTGGTACTGATTGACTTGATACGACCTTGAACGCGCGCATTATCCTGGCGGATCAGCAGCGCGATGTATTCGGCCATTTCGTACGGCGCACGACCAGGGCGCCGGGCGGCGCAGTTCCGCTCCAGCATTTCCAGTTCCTGAGCATCAAGCACCACTTCAAGCTTGCGCTCGCCGGCGGCTGACTGGCGGGCGCGCTGCGCTGCTTTGCGCTCTGCTGGGGATTTAGCCATTTTCTTCCTCGCTTACAAACTTACGAGATTCACTCCATGCAATCGCGGTTGCTACCAGTACAGGATGATTGCATGGGATTTCATCTTCTGGTCCATAACCGAAGTAACACTCAAACCAATTCAGGAAGTTTTTGTCGCTATAGGCTTTGGCTATCATTTCATCTCTGGACATCACTTCACCTCCTGCGGCGGCTCCGGTAGCGGCATCCAGTGCAAGGCAGCCCCTAACCACGAAAGAGTGCCATCGTTCAACTCCACGTACTCCCCTTGCACCTGACCTGCCAAATACTCGCCGTACTTTGAATAAATTAAAACCCAATCATCTTGAGCAGGCATCCGCTCACTACAGCTTATCCAACCATCCTGAGTTACTGGAGAGCTTCCAGCGAACTCGGGCATATCTGGACCTTTTCTGATAGCTTTAGCCAGCTCCAGCGGGTCATCGTAAAGCCAGTCGCCTGTAAGTGGGTGGTTTGCTTCTGCAAGCTGCGCAGCCCATTCAAGGCCGTCTTTTTGACCTTGCAGATAATACAGCGCCAACTCATCATGATTACTTACAGGTTCGACCCCCTGAAGCATTGCGGCGCGACAGGAATCCATAAATTCCAGCGCTGTCATTAGGTCACGCCTGTTGACCTTGCAAGAATGCTCATCAATGTGGTGCCATTCACTTAGATGGTCAGCCTGATACTGGAAACGCTCAATGATGCCACTGATATCATCCGGCACTACCGGCACTGGCTGCTCTTTGATATGTAGCCGCGGCTCACCGTCTTTCGGTTCAGGCCACTGGCGGCTTTTATTTATTGCCAGTTTTTCAACCATTGCCCTCGTAATGAATTCGTCGGAGAGGCCCATGCGTCGTTGAGCATCCCATAGCAGAAACTGCATATCAGCCCACTCAAGCGGATCTGATGGGTCCGCTGCTGCCTCCATCGCTTCTTTTGAGAGATGTTTCAGTGGGCCGACTGGACCGACATCGCCGAACGTCTTATCTGACCACTCGGCGTGCTCACGGCGAATACGCTCGCGTTCTGACACTGGCGAGTCGGTGTATAACGGAATAACCGCATCACCCATTGGTTCTGATAAACAGGTAAGGTGAATCTCACCCATATTAGCGTAAGCAAGCGTTTCCTCTGCTGCGTAAAGAACAGGCTCGGCGGTAAGCGCTGCCAGCGCGATACGGGCCAGCTCTAATTCTTCGTTCAGACCATCACGAATAGACGTAAATGCACTCTGCGTAATGGCAAATTCCAATTCTTTCACTTTCCGGCGTGCGCGTTCGTGTAGCTGTTCTCTGGTAATAGTGGTCATGCCGCGCTTCCTTCTGTCTTGTTAACGATAACGCCGTCATAAACCTCTTTCAGATGACCTCGTAAATCCATGCGGCGAAGTGCACTAAACATGTAATCGCATTCAGCTTGTTTGTTGGCCTGAAATGGCTTTCTGTCACGGTTTACCCACTCCCAGTTACCGGGCCAACCATGCACTTTCTTAACCCGGCCTTTGACAACGTGGAGCAATCCCCAGCCCAGCGGCAAGTCTTCAACATTTACGATACCCGGCTCGCTAATCATGAATCGCCAGTCGCCCATACCTTTTTCTGGATTGATGCGGAATGGTTTCTTCCGGTCAGCCAGCAGGTCAGAACGGGAACATTTCGCCTCAATGAGACAGGATGCGCCGTTGCGAAATCCAATCGCGTCGGCCTGTTCTCCGTAAGGTGTCCATGCTCTGAACCTGTCGTGAAATGCCACTTTGAAACCGTTATTTTGCAGAAAGCGGCACGCTATCTGGCAAAGTTTATCGTGTGTCAGCGCCATCACTCCCCCTTTCTTTCCGCGGCATCAAACCAGGCATATTGCCCGGTTACATCATCACTGCACGGCGGTTCACATTTCGAATAACGGCCCGCCCACCAAAAGTTACCGTTACGATGCTCCGCAGTTCCACAGCTACGGCATATATAAATCGAGCCATCGCACTGATAGTGATGACCGTGTTTGTTGTTCATGCGCTCAAGAGTCGTTCTGCTCATCGCAAGACATCCTCCACACTGATTAACCCTTTATGGCTCAGATAGTCCATTGCTGCGCTGTGTAACTTACTGTTCGGCCTGGCGATTCTTAGTGAATGGGCCAGACGTTTAACCCACATCGTTAATTCTTCCACTTGCTTTTCTGCCCGATCAGCCCGTTCCCCCTCAGACTCAGCCAGTCCGTGGTAATGCCACTTTTCAGCCTCGTATGCGCTGGCGTAACCGTTGGCGCTATCCAACTCATCCAGCAGCGCCAGCGCAACTTTCGGGTTAAATGCAGCAATAAATTCAGCGTTGGCCTCAGCATTCGGCTGACAATCAAACCCACCCCACTTAATAACGTTCTCACAGCGCTTATCTCGCGGGGTGTGGATGGAAAAAGTTTTAGTATCGATATCAGAAAATACCTTCCAGGGGCCTTTTGTCGCCTTCTCCGCCACTTCACGCAGCGCACGTTTGTCGATGTTCATACCGCACCGCCTTTACGAGGTTGGGCGGCGAACTCGCAAACTGTTACACCGCCTTCTTCTGTGTAATCTGCTGACGAGATATGCAGACCATGAACAATGCTGCCGTCGTCTCGTTGAATGTTGCCAACCCACAGCAGTCCGTCAGTAAAATCACCGTACCCGGATTCATGACCGTCACCACATTGTGAACAAATTAACTCAATGTCCGATGGCTCAAGGAAAATTTGTTGAGGGACAAGCGCGTAACCTTCAGGGGTTGCACTTGCCCGCACCTCAGCCAGAAAAGCGTCTGTCGCTGGGGTCTCAGTGAAATCGTCCACCCACGTATCACCAACATCCTCGCACTCGTGACGACAATATTCGTTGAATTCGACCTCTGATTTTTTCAGCCCCGCATTCTCCGCCGCCAGCGCATTACTGCGAGCAAGCTGTACATCCAGTTGCGATGCCAGATCGCTAATCAGTTGCGCCACGCTTCGAACGTCGACGGCGCCGCAAGATGCTTTCAGTTCTGCGGCCTGCTCATGCCCTGACTTCACTAACTCAATGATATTGCTTCCCATTATTACCCTCACTTACCAGTATAAGTTATTGATTAGTTTGATAACTAAAAGGATCGTTATTTGATACCGATCCCGTGCCTGGCGATTAACAGCGCATCAGCTATGGCCTGGCCTTTCGCTTTTGCATCCAGCGCCCTGAGTTCCGGGTAGAGCTGAATTGCTCTGCTACGTGCCGCGTCCTTGTCACTTCCGATAAGCCCGGCCGACTTCTTCCAGGCCTGCGGAGTTACCAGCGTGTACGGAATGTTGAGACCCTGAAGGATCCCCTCCGCTACCCCAGCTGCATGACCGAACGTGAACATGCTCGCAGTTCCCTGCCCTGGCATTGCACCTACCTGCTCGAGATACGCGTGCGTAATTCCGTACTTACGCAGCCATGCAGCCACCGCTGCGCCATTGACTCTGGACTTAGTCCCAACCTTGATGGTCGGCATTGCCAGGTGGTCGATGTATCCGCCCTGCTCAGTTATCAGGACCAGAGATCCGCTGCATCCTGGGTCAATCCCTAATACTGCCGCCATGATTTACCTCTCAGGTAATTTAAAACCATAAATGAGTTAACTTCAATAGCAATGCGCATATTTTATTACCCTTTTGGTAATTCATTGGATGTAAAAAAATGCGCTACTGCGCCGTTGCAAATAATCACTTCTACGAGCTGTCACCCCTGATGTGGATGATATGCCTGGCCAGTTTCTGCTGCCACTGGTACTGGTTTAACTGGACATCTTCGTACTTCCAGAAATCGATAAACGCCTTCAGCTCTGTTTTCTTCACGTCACTATGCACCGGAGTTCCCCAGTCTCGAGACTGTTCAGTGAAATCGGGATCCGGCTTCCATTCATCCGACATCGCAAATTGTTCCTCCGAAAAGTTATCCACAGGATTTTTCGCGCGCGCGTTATGAGTGGGGTTTATATGGGGTTTAATATCTTCTCTTCTCTTCTCTTCTCTGGTCCGCTTTTTGTCCGCTTCTGATGCGGACGCTTTGCGGACATTTCTCTTCCTGTCTGCGTCCTGTGCGCGACGCTTGGCAGACTGTCCGTTATGGGCTTCAAAGCGCGGCATTACTAGGCTTTCGCCTTCTTCCTCGAGCCATCCGACAGCCATCATTGCACGCGCAAATCCGGGGAAGCCGATCAGGTCGTCGAGAGTCTCCGCACTGTATCCGTCAAGAAAACCGTCAACAGAGTGGACATCAAAAAGACACCATGCGGAATGTAGTCCGCCAACTATCCGCAATCTGTCCGCTTTCAATGCGGACGCCATGCGGACAACTTTAGGGTGCGTGTGCAGGTCGGCACGCATCTTGATCCAGTCACCGGCCATAGCTAACCCCCATGTAAGCACGAATAAATTCAGCAGCAGCCTGTGCGTTTATGGCGTTACCGTAGCCTTTGAGTCGACCGACGCGGTTGCTGCTTGCCACTTTTGCCACCCCGGGCTCAACTCGTCCCAGGCGCGCGGTAGCCCCATCAACCAGCGGGAATGTGCCGGGTTCAACTGGACGCCATTTGCCATCTCGACATAAGAGCCAGTCCGCATCTCGCCAAAAACCGTTAACCTCAAGGGGCCCGCAATCCCCGCAAAGTCCTGTAAGCGCTGCTGGGTCTTGCTGCCGTCCGGTCGCCACATGCTCATGGCTCGTTCCACTGATGGCGAACGATCGTTGTTCGTTGCCGTCGGCGTTGGCCAGCCTGTCAGGCGAGCTGCTCCGGAGACGTGCTGCAATCCCCGTTTCGTTTCCGGCTGTGGATTCGTATTTGCTACTGGCGTGGGCCACCCAGTAGGCCCGCTCTCTGATGTGCGGCGCACCGATGCCCGCTGACGTAAACGGCACAAGCCCGAAGGTGTAGCCCAATCCTTCCATGTCTGCTTGTACAAGGTCGAACCATGTATTTGCGTTACCGCTTGCAACCTGTTCGCCAAAGACATGCTCAGGTCTGAGCTCGCTGATGAGGTGGAAGAAGTGGGGCCAAAGGTGCCGCTCGTCAGCAAACCCATCTCCTTTGCCTGACGCGCTGAAAGGCTGGCACGGACAGGAGCCTGTCCAGACTGGCTTATCGTCAGGCCATCCGGCGAGACGGAGGGAGTGGGACCAGACGCCGATCCCTGCGAACAGGTGGCACTGCGTGAATCCTCGCAGGTCGTCAGGTGAGACATCTTCAATACTCCTTTCATCAACTTCGCCAGGTGCGATATGTCCGCCGGCGATAAGGTTGCGCAGCCATTGAGCTGCAAATGGGTCGATTTCGTTGTAGTAGGCTGCTGGGATCATGCTGCCTCTCTTGCCATTTTGGCTGCCTTCATCTTTTCGGAACGAAGCTTTGCCTGTCGGCGTGCCCGTTCGTTATTGCACTGCACGCACTCCCCGCTCAGGGTGTAGCGCTCGCTATCATGACCGTGGATACATTTCTTCCCGGTGTAGAAGCGAGTAAGGCCCAAATCGAGAGCCTCACGCTGGGTGATTCGCTTCATCGGATTACCTCTTTGTTATTTATCTTTGGTAATTTTGCACTAAGGAGAAAAAAGATCAACCGTATATGGTTTTTTATTACCAGAAAGGTGTTTTATGCAGGAAGGAGCCGCCAGGGGATGACGGCATTGATGTGTTCAGAGGGATTATCGGTCGTAGAAGAAGAGCACTAATTCAGGTTTAGACTTTGTCCATTCGCGGGAACGACATGCTTTAAACAGTCCATCCATCAGTCGCTTACCAGGCATCTTGCGGCGCCCGGTCAGGTGCGTCTGGATGTAATGACTGGTGGTGCCGGCTTCATCTGCAAATGCTTCACGCTCATCAGGAGACAGCCCCAGCCAGTGCTTTTTGAAATCAAATTTTTTTTCGTCACTCATATTTTGCTTATCTCAGCCTGTCTATTCATATCTGAATTATTACCTTTCTGGTGAAAAAATCAATGATTATTACCATTATGGTAACTTTACCTTTATGGTAATATTCATTTAAATTTAGTCAGTTAGGTAACATTAAATGGACAAATACAATAGCTATGAAAAGTATTTATGACATAAGACGCAAAAACCTTAACGAAATCATTCGCAGGGATTTCGATGATACCCAGTTGCGCTTTGCTGAACGGGTGAAGCGTTCGCAGAACCTGGTCAACCGGTGGTGTACTGGCATCAAAAACATCGGGCCGAATGCCGCACGCATCATTGAAGAAGCAGCGCGCAAAGAAAAGTTCTGGCTTGATGTCGATCACGAACTGGACGCAGTACAGGCTGATATCTTTGTTCCGGCCACCGACGATGGCGAATGGACTGTAGAGAAGCAGGCCGCAGCCACGCTCAATGCCTGGATGAGAAAGAACACGGAAATGACGTCCGAAAAGAAAGTTGCTGTTGCAGCTGGTATTGGCCCGGCCACAGTTAACCGGATTATGAAAGCGGAAGTCAGCACAACTATCGGCGTTCTTTCCTCTCTGGCTCGCGCGTTCGGGCATGAAGCATACGAGATGATTATTCCCGTCGGCGCTCCTGGTGTTATCGACTACGACCACCGGTTGTATGCAGCTCTGCCACAGGAAGAGAAAAACAAGATCACTTCATTCATCAACTTCGTGTTTGAGCAGAACAAAAGCAAGTAAACCCCCGCCATTCTGACGCTTTACCTGCCCGATGGCGGTAAGCTCGCGCCTCAAACAATTACCAAAATGGTAATTGTTTCTCGTCATACCTATTGACACAATCACTTTTTGATCTGATTATTACCCAAAAGGTAATACAAGAGCGCATCGCTCGGCAGAAACCACCACTTCGTGGTTTTCCTGTATCTTCAAGTATTACCAAAATGGTAATGGAGAGGTTTGTATGCAGTGGAAAGTCATCAATGGTTGGTACTGCGTTACAGCTTGCGGGCTGATGAGCTGGAAGTTCCGCACTCTGAGTGAGGGCATGAAATGGGCATTTACCAACAAGGTTGCGCACGAAGTTGCCAACGATAACGGGATATGGGGGTGAGCAAGTGAACATTCAGCAATTCAATAACCTGAACAAAATAGCAACTCAGTTCAGCAATGACTACCAGATGTCATCTGAACTGTATGACCGCCACGTTGAGCTTATCGACGCAGTAGCTGGTTGCGAGATGGAAGAGTCATTCAAACGCGCCATTCTCCGTGCCGGTGTTCGTTATGAAGTTCTGGAAGCGGCATTTGAAAGCGATGATTTCGAAGAGCTTATGTCGTCATTCAAACGTGAATTAACTGGCGTCATCGCCCGTCTTGACCTTGCTGACCAGATCGACAGCAAAAGGAATGCGGCATGAATACCGGTATCTATTTCGACATCAGCAACGAGGAATACCACGCCGGTGACGGCGTGAGTAAGTCACAACTGGATATGGTGGCCAAGAACCCCGCTCTTCTGAAATGGGTGAAGGCTGCTCCGGAAGACGAAGAGAATAAATCCGCACTGGACATGGGTACTGCTCTGCACTGCCTGCTGCTGGAGCCAGAGGAATTCGATAAGCGTTTCATCGTGGCGCCACAGTTCAACCGCCGCACCAATCAGGGCAAAGCGGATGAAGCCGCATTCCTGAAAGACGTTGCCGGTATGGGAATGACTGTCATGGATGCCGAACAGGGCCGGAAACTGAAACTGATGCGCGACAGCGCAATGGCCCACCCGGCTGCGCGCTGGATGCTTGAAGCTCCAGGTCACTGTGAAGCATCGATGTACTGGAATGACGATGAGACTGGCGAACTGTGCCGGATCCGTCCGGATAAATGGCTGAATGAGCACAACGTGATCGTCGACGTGAAAAAGGTTGCCGACATGGATCGCTTTGCACGTCACATCGAGGAATTCCGCTACCACGTCCAAGATGCAATGTACCGCGAAGGTGCACTGAAAGTAATCGGTCAGCCACACGGATTCTTCTTCCTGGCTGTGAGCGAAACCATCGACTGCGGTCGATATCCCGTCCGCGTGTTCGAGCTGGATGCTCCGGACGTTGACGCCGGGCACCAGTTATTCCGCCGGGATCTGAACACCTATCACGAATGCCGCATCAGCGATGAATGGGGCGGAGTGGAAATTATTAAACGCCCTGAATGGGCACGCAAACAGGATATGTACGTATGAGCAACGATATCGCAATCACATCACAGCCTGGCGCTACCGTAGGGACCGCTGCGGCAATCTTCAGCCCGGAAGGCATGAATCAACTAGTGCGCTTCGCTGAGCTGATGGCAGACAGTAAAGCCACCGTTCCTGCTCATCTTGCAGGTAAACCGTCAGACTGCCTGGCAGTAACCATGCAGGCAGCACAATGGGGCATGAACCCGTTCGCAGTTGCACAGAAGACGCACGTTGTAAACGGCACTCTTGGCTATGAAGCGCAACTGGTTAACGCCGTCGTTTCGTCTTCAAACCTGCTTTCAACCCGCCTGAATTACCGCTGGGAAGGCGACTGGTCAAAGGTGAATGGCAAGAGCGACAAATCTCCATCACTGACCGTAACAGTATCGGCAGTGCTGAAAGGCGAAGCAGAGCCGCGTGAACTTACCATCAGCATGGCTCAGGCCGGTGTCCGTAACTCTCCACTGTGGGAGCAGGATCCACGCCAGCAGCTTGCTTACCTGTGCGTTAAGCGCTGGGCGCGCCTGCATGCTCCTGATGTTCTCCTTGGTGTCTATACGCCCGACGAACTGCAGGAGACAACACCGCGTGTTGAGCGCGATATCACGCCACCTGCGGCAACGGCTCAAGGCATGAACAGCCTGATCAACTCAAAGCCTGAGAAGAAACAGGAAGGGCGTCAGCAGCACAAAGACGATCGCGGTCCTGAAGAGATTCTGCACGCATTTTCCGGCGCGGCGATGAACTACAACACCCAGGCTGATCTGGACAAAGCGTACAAATACGTTGCTCAGAAACTGGCTGGTGATGATGACCTGCTGGCAAAAGCAACTAACGTTTACACCATCCGTTGTGACGAACTGAACGAAGTACCGATGTAACCACCACTGCGGCGCCACGCGCGTCGCAAATGCAAGAGAGGTAATGATGAAAAGAGCATTTGGCAAAAAGGAACTGATGGCAGTGGTGCCGGTATCTATGAGCACCATTGACCGCATGGAGCGCAATGGCGAGTTCCCGCAGCGCTTCTGGATCACTGATAAGCGTTGTGCATGGAACGCTGAAGAGGTTGAGAACTGGCTTGATGAACGTCAGGCCACCAGCCCGGCAGAGTTCACCGGAAAAAAGCCACCGGTTGATCAGCGTGTTTACCGCCCAGTAAGTAACGCCGCATGACAGCGCTGATCAGGCACTGGGAAAAATGGTCAGGATGGTACTTATTCCTGACCGCCGTTTCCGCCTGGCTGTATCTGCTGGCGGTTATTTTCAGAGAAGGCTGGATCCGATGAGCAAATTAACCCGTCTTGAAAAGTATCACCTTAACTATGTGTCTCAGCGTCAGGCGTCAAAGGTTGTCGCCGTAACTCCGGCAGCGATGGAGGTAGAAAAGCGCGCTGTTGAGCGTGAATCGAAAGGCCAGTTCCGCATTGCAGCCAGACTCTGGTTGCTGTGCATGGATGCAGCAGTCGGTGAAGTTGAACGCGCCAGAATAGCGATACGCCGTGATCAATGCATATCGAAAGGTAACGGCCTGCGCCGTGGAGAATACGCAGGGATCGGATGTCGCGGGGTGGTGTATGACTAACCCTCACGACAACATCCGCGTAGTAAGCATCACGCTGGTTTATTCATCTCTTCGTTGCGGATGGATTGTGCCAGGCAGAAAGGTTATCAAAAACCCATTGAAGGCTCAGCGCATTGCAGAGCTGATGAATAATAAGAAGGTGGCAGCATGAGCAATGTCGGTGATTACTTTTTTGAATTTCCTGCTTCACGTGGGTTGCAGGGAAATACGGTTGTGTTGATGATGACAGTCCCAGCACGCGCACTAACTCGCGTTCTGGCATCAGATAACCACGGCAATACGCTTGAGCGTTCTCAGCGAGAACTCAATCCAGCACGTGCGAAGAAGTTTTATGAGTACCTGCGAACAGCTTACAAGAAAAAAGAACCGTTCATCATCCCGCCACTGGTTGGAAACTGCGACTCATTCATTGAGTTCGAAGAGTTTGGCAATACGAATGTGGGTGTTGCGCGATTCCCAATGGATGCGGAAATTAAACTTTTTGACGGTCAGCATCGTGCCGCAGGCATTGCGGAGTTCTGCCGCACTTACGGAGAGCCTATCCACATCCCAATGATGCTGACACACCAACTGCCGCTCAAAACGCGACAACAGTTCTTTTCCGACATCAACAACAACGTATCGAAACCATCAGCTACCATCAATATGGCCTATAACGGTAGGGATAAAATTGCTCAGGATATGGTTTCGTTTTTGTCATCCCATGCTGTGTTCTCAGAAATAACAGACTTTGAACACAACGTGGTTCCGGCGAAAAGCGATCTCTGGATTAGCTTCAAACCCCTGAGTGATGCAACTGCAAAATTCTCTGGTAATGGGGATGAACTTGCTACTAGTGACATCTATGACATTTGGGAGGCATGGCTCAAGCTAACATCCATTGATGGAATTAGGCATGGTTGTACGCCCGCTGAATATAAGCGGGATTACATCCAGTTCCACGCGGTGATAATCAATGCGTTTGGCTACGCAATGCAGGAACTACTACGGCATCGCCCTGCACACATCATTGTGCAGATGATTGAGGAGTTAGTAAATGACTCCACTATGAGTGAGTTGGAAAATTTCTTCCTCATTTCATCCTGGTCTGGTGTCTGCGCCAGCACTGAAAAAGAGAGAGCGACGGTTATTGCCAGCGTTCCTGCTCAAAAGGCCGCATCAGTTAAACTAGTTCAGGCCATTACAACCAAAAGCTTCATGGTGGGATCATGACCGGTAAATACACTCTTATCTACGCAGATCCGCCCTGGACATACCGCGACAAAGCAGCCGATGGTGAGCGCGGAGCCGGGTTCAAATACCCGGTGATGAACGTGCTTGATATCTGCCGCCTGCCTGTGTGGGATCTTGCAGCAGAGGATTGTCTGCTGGCTATGTGGTGGGTTCCGACTCAGCCAGTAGAAGCGCTGAAGGTTGTCGAAGCGTGGGGATTCAAGCTGATGACCATGAAGGGATTCACCTGGCATAAGACGAATAAGCACAAAGGCAACAGTGCGATCGGCATGGGCCATATGACCCGGGCGAACAGCGAAGACTGTCTGTTTGCAGTGCGAGGGAAACTTCCGGCCCGCATGGACGCCTCAATTTGCCAGCACGTCACCGAACCGCGCATGGAGAACTCGCGCAAGCCGGACGCCATCCGCGAAAAACTGGTGCAGTTGCTTGGCGATGTGCCGCGCATTGAGCTATTCGCCCGCCAGTCGTCGCATGGCTTCGACGTTTGGGGGAATCAGTGTGATGGTGCGGCGGTTGAACTGCTGCCAGGCTGTGCGATTGAGATTTCCTAATGCAGACAGAATAATTCTGCTTGCACAATCCTACGCCTCATCATCCGCATGAATTGGCGATCAGGGTTGACGGGAAGATGCGACGGGACTTAGGATTGTCAAAACTTTTCGTTTGGCATACCTATGGAACCAAGAAAGTCATTTATACCCGAACCACTTTTCCTCATCTTCGTTGTGTTATCATGCATTTCGTTGATAAGTATCATGATGGGATGGCTGAAACCAAACCCAATAATGCTCATAGGCGACATTATCGTTATTGGTGCGTTCTTATGGGAACAGACCATGAAAAGATTCAAATCCTGATTTCACCAATCCTCATAAATCAAACTAAGCCCGTAAGGGCTTTTTTGTTAGCAATTTCGTCTTTCAGCAAGTCTATCCCATTCGAATTGTGAATCTTTTAGGCCAGAAATAGTCTTCACATTATCTTTTCTTGTCATACCTCCCGCTGGCGGCTTTATTTTTGCTGCTGCCACACCTCAAACTTCGACGGGGAGAACGGCACAAGATCGGTGTGCTCCCCGTTAATCCAGGCATCAACCATATCCGCCCACTGCTGCAACATGTAGGCGCGCTGCCTGGCATACTCCGCTTTGTTGTATACCGCTCGCACTCCCTTCTGCTCATGCGCCAGCGCCTTTTCAATCCAGTCTGATGGATAACCAGCTTCATGCAGCAGAGTGCTGGCTGTTCGGCGCAGGTCGTGCACAGAGAAGTTATCCAGATTCCCGCCAGCATCATTTACCGATTCGACAGTAACATTGATCAGCCTGTTCAGTGCGGCGTTGGATAATGGTTTGCTGACCGAGTAGCGCCCAGGCAAAAGGTACTCACTTCCACCAGCGCACATCTGCAGGCCAATCATCAGATCCTGCGCCTGTTTTGGCAGATAGATAACGTGCGCACGGCTTCCCTTCATACGGTCTGACGGTATGGTCCACGTCCATTTTTTGAAATCAACCTCTGACCATGTGGCATGAGTGAATTCACTTTTACGAACCAGGGTGAGTAGCACCAGCTTTAATGCCAGCTTCATCGTGGCCATAGTCCCGACGTTATCCAGAGCGCGGAAGAATACGCCGATCTCTTCAGGTTGCAGCGTACGGTCGCGCGGCTTAAACATAGCTATTGATGAAGGCTTGATGTCCGCAGCAGGATTAAACAGGCCGTGCCCGCGGTCATTCGCATAACGGTATACGCTGCTGATAATTTCCCTGGCCTGCACCGCCGTCGCCCGGCCACCACGTTCGACAATGCGATCGCACAGGTCACGCACCATGCCGGTGGTTATCTCAGCCATCATTTTGTTACCCAGCACCGGCATGATATCGCGATCGATAACGGCCTGCTTCATTGCCCGGGTGCTGTCAGCCAGAATGACGTGCTTCATATAGCTGTCGGTATGTACCGCGAATGTCTCAGCCCCGCGTATCTTTTTGATACCGTCACGTTTAGCTGCAGCAGGCGACTGGCCTGCCTTCAGCAGCTTCTTTGCAGCAATGAGTTCTTCGCGAGCTTCTGCAAGGCTGATACCGTCACGACCATACTGACCAATGACAAGCGTTTCCCGTCGTCCGTTAATGCGGTAGTCGTACCGGAACGAGACAGAGCCGGAAGTAAGCACAGCGACATACAGCCCATCACGATCAGAAACCTTATACAGTTTGTCCTGCGGTTTGAGGTATTTTAATTTGGTATCAGTAAGCAC